CGCTCAACCCCCCCGTCGCACCCCCCCGAGCGCCCCCCCCCCCCCCGCCGATAACAGTAACGAGTACATTTTTCACGCCAACAGGAACAGGCCACGTATAGCTGCCTGCCGCTGAGTAGACAGAAATCCCGTTAGCGCCATTCAGTCCAATCGGCGCTTGGAACCAGTGCCCCACATCAGAAGCACTGCCTGGCTGAATGCCGGTACTAGCAATTGCAGCGATGTAGTTCTGTCCGCCACTGCGCGCAGTCGATCCAACTGCATACGCAACATCATCGAACCACTGCATCGCGCCTTCCGACTCAATCTCAGCAAGCGCCTCATCGACCCGGTTATGCCACCAGTTTTCCCATTTGGCTTCTGGCGGATCCTCCGCAGCCCCGCCAGCCCACCCGCGATCAATGAGCGCATCAGTTGGCCGCTCGAACTGCGAAGGGACGCTGGCCCACTTCTTCGTAAAACTATCGCTTCTCGCCATTTCTGGTGCTCCTTAAGCGGGCGTGACGTAACGACCCACGCCGTATGGCTGGGCTGAGAAAGTGCCTTTATAGGCGAAGGGGTATTCGTTCTTTGCGATCTTGCGAATCTTCACGCCTTGCGGGCGCGGGATGATGTCGAACTCTTGAACGAGAACGAGCAGGTTCGCCGCCACGCCCTCTTCCAGCCAGACGGTGGCCATACTCATGTCTTGGGCATCGATGACGGTGCTATCCACGCCGAAGATGAAGTCAACCGCGGCCTTAACATCGTCCAGCGTCGCCGCCCCGTTGTTGCGCATGATCTTGGCCTTGATCAGTACGCGGTACAGGTAGTCCGGCAGCAGGATTTTCGGCAGTTCCGTGCCCGGCTCGCGATATGGCGCCGCGTCGTAGGGTTGAGCGCCAATCGTCCCGTTGTAGGCGAATACTTGCAGTGCGTCGGAGCGAATGCGCGGCCGGTCTATGCCAGCGATGCGGCCAATGATTTCGAGCTGATGGCCTGACGCCTTGTCGATATCCAGCAAGTCAATGACCTGGCCGAGCGGCTTCTCGATGCTGCTTTGCGCCATCTTCGGCAGGATCTGTAGCCACTCGCGCATCTTCGGCGCGTTGCGGTACTGCCAATAGACGCGCGACAGGGCTTTATTCGCGTGATCCATCAGACATACTCCACCGTGATGTTCGCCGCATCGAGCGTGCCGAGCTGGTTGAATGCCAACGGCAGTGCCTGGCTGTTGATCGCGCCTGCGTCGAAGCCGAGCATGATCGACTGGACGTATCCGTTACCCGCAACGATGAAGTTGACCGGCGTATACAAGCGTCCGGCCGCCACGTTCTCACCGATCCGGTAGCCCTCTTTGTTGAACCCTGACTGACTCTGAAAGCCAAGCAGCGAGTAGCCCACCATCTCGTTCTTAATCCGCACCTTGTCCTGTTCAGATAGCGTGCTGCTTGCGATCTGCACGAGCGCATAGACTGTGATCAGTTCAGGCCTGAAGAAGGTGATGCTTACCGGTTGGCCCTTCGGAGTGGTCGTGTCGGCCGTAATCTTGTTCGGAAAGGCGCTGTCGCGATTGAGGCCGCAGCCGGGGTTCTTTCGTGAGGCGATGGCTTTGAGCACATCCTCATCACTGCCGCCGTCGACGAAGATCGCCATGGAATGCCCCGCCACGCCGTCAGAATCTGGTGCGTCTTCGTCATTCTCGAAGACCTTTACCTGCTTAACTCCGTCTACGTTGCCTACAGCGGCGTAAATATTGTCGATCTGGTTCGAGCCTGGCAGCGCAACCGAGGCATTGCGGCGCGAACGAAAGGCGTCATCAGCCTCTTCGTCCAGGCCAAGCGATGCAGCGGCGAGGTTCGTGACCGACTGAAGGCCGCCGCCCGGGGTCGCGATGATCGAAAGATCGCCCGGCGATGCAGTAGCAGCCCCGGCTTCGATGCACGTCACGCCGACAGAAGCAGCGCCGCCCGCGAGGGTGACTGCGCCATCTGTTGCCCAGAGCGTGTCAGTGGCCTTATTGCGGATCTGCGTGCCAGCCGGAACGACCGTGCCATTCACGCCAGTAAACGAGACAGTGGCCGTAGAGAAGGTCGCATCCTGCCGAGACAGCCCGGCAAACATCGCGATGCGGTCAAGCTGCTGGCCTATGGCGCTTTGCGGGTCGACCGACTGATAGGCAAAGGTGACTTGCTCATCGAGATTCGCCAGCACCTCACACCATGCGGCGATCTGCAAACCGTCCGGCGACTCCGGGTTGATGTTCCAGGCATCGTCGATGTCAAGATAGCGCGCCCGCATGGCCGCTAGGTATTCGCTGAGCGACGTACCCGTGACGCCTGCCGCTGTGATTTCGGCCATTGGTATCTCCCAGGCAATAAAAAGCCCGCTCGGTGGCGGGCTGGGTGTTCCATTGTTCGGTTAGAGCATCGAAAGCGGGTCGCCCGAAAGCTCAATCAGCAATAGCTCGTTGTTCACGTCGATAACGCTGGCCTGCACGGATATGCGGCGATCTCTAGGCTCCAGGGTGAGCGAAAACGAGCTGATCCCAATAATGCCCGGCGTAGTGATGATACGGCGCTTCAGTGCGGCCTCTGCGAAGTCCTGATCGGTCTTGCCGAGAATCCCGTTGAACCAACCTGTCCCGTCCGTTGCATCTAAGAAGTACTCTCCGAGAAAAAGCCTAAGCCTCCGGATAACAGATTGGCGAGTTGCCTCTTTGCCTTTGGCAAAGTGCTCGCCGCTGGTCACGATGTCGCCGTTTACGAAGTTTCGAATCATTGCGGCGGCTCCGTGTTCTGCTGCGAGTTACCAGCGCTGTCCTGGCCTTGCGGGTGAACGTGCGTGTCGCCTACGTTCGTGCCGTTGTGCCTGAGCCCGCTGCTGTTGAGTGTCAGGGTCTGCCCGCCCGCCTCCCACTTGATCTGGCCTGGAGTGAGGTGCAGCCGAGTCGCTCCGTCGTAGCTCGAAAGCCCGATGCCTTCATTGACCAAGCCGGGGATGATGCGCGGCGTTGAGCGGATGCCAGGCACGAAGTAGGCATCCTCAGCCGAGAACATCCGCAGCTCGTGCGGAGCCACTGGCCCGCCCTGGTCGTTCCATGTATCAACCGCGCGCTGACTGAAATGAATCAGCCCCTCGGTACCGGGCTTGATCTGGTGCCAGCAGTACCATTCACCATCGCCCGCGAACTGAACGCGCACATTGTCGATCACCGGGATGGTGCTGAACACGCCGTTGATGCGCTTCTGAATGCCGCACTCAACCTGCGCCATCTGCGTGCCGGGGTCGAAGGAGACGACCTTGCCGGGCAGGCATATCATGAGGTTGCGCAGGCGGGACGTGATAGCGTCGTTCACCAAGTCGTTGAAGGGGCTGATGCTCGCTTCGATCATTCCCGAACCCCCTCGATTGACGTGTCCCACGCGGCGCCGTAGAAGTCGCCCTGGTGCTTGACGTTGAGCACTCTATAAATGCCGCTGCCGCCAGTCGGATCGATCTGCATCATGTCAGCGGTGTAGACCTGGCTGAATGCGAAGTTTCTAGTCTCAGCCTGTATATCCACCCGATCACCTGGCGCAATGGCGGGATCGAGCTTCTTGGTGACCTCGATCGCCTGCAGTAGGATTTGCGGAGAGCCAACCATGCCTGTATCAGCGCTGATCAGGTGCGGCGGAGCGTCACGCTTGGCTAGCGTGCCGTCCGGCCCTTTGCGAATGATCGTCAGCCGGTTGGCGCTCATCGTCCAAACGAAGCCGTGGATGTCGGCCAGCTCGTTCATGCACGAGACAGACGAGGTGCACATGCTGCGCCCCTTCAGCGCCCGCGGCAGGTCGGAGAAGTCGCCAATGAACTCGACCGGCAGCAGCAACGACTCGGCAACCTCGCGGATGATGTCGATCTGCGGCGTGTTGGCGCCCCATGACTTGCTGACGAACGCCCCGGCCTGCGCTCCCCCAGCAGTGCGTGCGTAGAACTTGATGTACTTATCGACGCCTTCCCGGCCGATCTCAGTGTTGATGATGTCACCAAGAAAGATCAGTCCCGGCTGCTCGCCGTAGCCCGCGGCCAGGCTGATGCCGTCGAACTTGTTATAGATCGCCCGGCGAGAACGACCCGACGCGCCGTACAGCGTAATTTCGGCCAAGCTGCCTTCGCTGCCGTAGCGGTTGTCGACGCTGAACCGGATCTGCATCGGCGGCTCATAAACCAGCTCGTCGTCGCCGTCTTTCAGCGTCAGCCGGTAGTTGCGCCCGAGCAATCTACTCATCTTCATACCACCGGAGCTTGTTGGTTATTCCGAGGTTGCGAATGGTCGGCGCCTCGCCTTCCAGCACAACGCGCCCAAGGCCCACATTTAGGCCGGCGAGCAGATTGATGCTTGGGTGAAGGCCGCGGCCAAGCGCAATAGGTGTTCCGTCCGCGCGCCGCATGTCGACGGTGAAGTAGCTGTGCCGGGTCGACCAGCGCAGGCGGAATTGAACGTAGGTGCCGCCGAGCGTCACGCCGAACCGCTGAAAGGCATCGCCAGCGCGAAGAGGGATGGTTTTCATTGCAGGCCCACCTCTCCCAGGTTGTTCTCGGTCTGCGCCTGCGTGCTGGCCGTGTCGTCAGCGGGGAGGCGCGAATTGACGATCGCCTGGTTGGCCAGGCTGTCTACGACGATCAGCTTGCGCATTTCGACGACCAGCTCAAGGCCGCCTTCGTTCTGCTTGGTGACCTGCACGCGCGTGTTGGTAATGAGCACGTTGTCGTAGGAATCCTTAGCCCCCACGACCGTTATCAGCTCATGCGCCGACTGCAGCGCCCGGATGGCCTTGATCATCTTGCCTGAGCGTGTTTCGGCGCCGCCTGCAAGCTCGGTAAGGACCGAGCCGGCAATGCCGACAGCAGCAGCCGCAGCGCCTCCCAACGTGCCGATGATCGCGCCGGCCGCCGTACCCACCGCAGCGCCGGCAATGCCGGAAAACTGGCCAGTCGTTTCAGCCAGCGCAGCCTTGATCGGGTTATCGGAGAGCGCCACGGTCATCATCAGTCGCAGCGGCCGATCAATCGCGTGGTCGTTGCCGATGGCGCCTGTCTCGATCGGATATTCCGTCACGTCGGTGACCAGTTCGCTCGACTCCTCGAGCAAGGCGTCGAAGAACAGCCCGCCGATCTCCGGGCGCGACCGGCTGAAAATGCCGACTAGAGACATTGGCTTGATTCCTATTCGACGTTGTTCGGGATGCCATCGCGGCTGACTTGTACGGCGTTGCTCAGCTCGGCACGGAAGACCTTGCGGGCGGCTGCCTCGACTGCTCCGGGATCAGTCGCACCTCGGGCATCGATGCTGTAATAGTTGGTAGTACCGGACTTTGTTTGAGGTGCGCTGGATGCCATGCTCGGCGGAGCGGCGGCCGTGACAGCTTCATATGCCGGAACGGGGTGCGCTTGCTGTTGCGAGACGGGGCTTGTTTGCTGCTGTGCTCGACCCATGATTGACGGGACATAGGCTTGCGTTTCGCCCGGCATCGCGGAAAGCCAGTTGGCTCCGTGGCTGGCCACCGCATTCTTCACCGCGCCGGGCCCTGCGTTATAAGCCGCCAGCGCCTTCTGCGTGTCGCCGTCGAACTCCTTCATCATCGCGGCGAGGTATTCCCGGCCGAAGCGCAAGTACTCCTCGCGCGATTCGTTGGTCAGCGGGCGAACACCGTAGCCAGGATCGCGCCCAGTGGCTGGCATGACCTGCGTAACGCCACGGGCGCCTTTGGGCGAACTGAGCAACATGCTGCCGTCGCCGTAATGACGGCCGCCCGACTCTTGCTGGATCAGCGCATCAAAGATGGCGTTGTTGGAGAGTGGAGCAGAAGCACCTGTGGCGCCTCCTCCGCTTCCGCCGCCACCAAACAGCCTATGCAGCATCATATTGGCTGGGTGCCAGCCAGTCGCAGTGTCGATCCAGCCAAAATAAGCAGAAGCAGCATTGCCGGCTGTTTTTTTCACATCTTGATTGGTCGCAAGCCGCTTGGCCTTTTCGATGGGCGTACCGTCGCCGGAAATGATGTCGACCGCTTCAAGGACGCCCGCCTTGTTCTCCTGAACCCATCCGGTCATCGCCTTGACCCAATCGCCCATGATGGGAAGCAGCCGATCGGCGATCTCCTCCCGCATGGAGCGAAGAACTTTCTCGTTTTCCGTCACTGCGTCGTTGTAGGCTGCCGCGTTTCGAATAAGCGAGTCAGTAATGACGCCGAGCGCCTCGGCCTTGTCCATTTCGGCTAAGTAGCCGCCGCGGTCGGACAGTAGGTTTTGCGCGTAAGGCCCGCTTATGCCTAGGGCATCAAGTACGCGTCGTCGCTGGTCCTGGTCGGAGATCTTGCTGATTTCGCGACTGAGGAAATCAAGCGTCTCCTCAGTGCCCATATTCTGCTGCTGGATGGCTTGAGGGTTGAACCCTGCCACCGTGAACGCCCTATCCGACAGCTCGCCAAACCTGGCAGCCTCGCGAATGTCGTTCACTCGGTCAATCAGCGCTCGGGCATCGGTGCTCGATCCGCCAAACTTGGCCATCGCAAAGCTGAGCTTGTCCGCAAACTGCGCAGATACTCCGGCCGCTTTGCTCCACTTGCCCAGGTCATCAGCCGACTTGGCAATGTCGGACGACATCTTGACTGCAGCCACGCCCGCGCCGACGAAAGCGGTTCCAATCGCGGCCCCGACAGTCAGAGCCGTGGTGCGCAGATTGGAGAACTGGTTGTTCGCCTCCTTGAATCCCTTTGCGTCCGTCTCAAGACCGAGCTTGACCAGCAGCTCGTCGATTGCCTCGGCCATGGGGTGACTCCTAAATTCGGGCAATAAAAAACCCGCCGAAGCGGGTTCATTGAAACTTGATCGTCAGCCGGCCTCTGCCACCGCGGGCGGATGCTTCGGCTCGCACGCCCATTTCATGGCGATAATCCAGCCTATTACGGTCCACCCCAGGAAGACGTTCACGATGATGATCGGGTGCAGTTTTTTGCTGTTCCGCTCCTCGGCGACGATTGACGGCACCAAATAAGCAATCAACGCCACCATCCACAGAACAATCACTGCAGCGGAACCTGTCATTCCTCATCCCCATCCAATGGCGGCAACAGCATCGGCATGTGCTTGTCGCGTATGTAGTCGTCCAGATGCCCAAGCATGACCAGTTCGCGCCAGAAGGCGACGGCTTCGTTATGCGATGCGATCTGCAGGCCCGATCCGTTCGCCTTGAGCTTCATCGGGCGACAGGGAACGCCATCACTCGGCCGCATCTCGTGGACACGGCTGTAGATGGCCTCGCCTTTCTCGTCGATAAGCTCGTAGCTAACGCGGATCTTCTTCATCGCGGAAGCATAGCCCAGCGCCATCACTTATTGCGAGCGCACTCGACCTGATGCTCTATCTCGTCCATCACACAATGCATCATCTGCACATCGGCCAGGTCGTAGGTTCCGTCGAGCATGTCCGACCACTTCGCCAGCGGTGGACAGGTTGCCCCCAGGCCCGCGCACGGGCGCCAGAGGAACCAGTCCACGAACGGGTTTAGTGGCTCTGCTCCGCCGAGCTTGCGACGGTTGCTTTGCGGAGCTGCCAGAAAGGGCTGAGGTTTTCCACCAGCGCCCGACCGACCAGCAGATAGAAGTCCTGCGGTTTGTCTTGGAACAGGTTCTCCCCCACCGGCACGTTGTCGGAAGCGCGAACCACCAGATCCTCCTTGCCCGAAACGAAGCAGAGTTTGCGCAAGGTCGTGAAGTCGTCCGGGTGAATCTGCGTCAGCGCGACCACGAGAGCCATGTCAGACGCACCCTCTTGCAGGGAGACGATGAGGCCCGTCCGCCCTGCGATGTGCAGCATCTCGATCTGAGCCTTGGCCGGGGCCGTGGAGCCCTTGAACTCCACGTCGCCAGCTTCAACGGTGAATGAGCGAGCCATCGTTAGACCTCTTCGCTATCCGCGAACTCGAATACGAACGTCTCATCCGAGACGCTGGATTTGCCAGCCCGCCCCATGGTGCCGCGGGTGATCAGCACGCCATCGAAGCCAGCAACCATTTCAACAGTGCCAGACTGGCGGAAGCTGAAGGTTGCGTCGACGCCGGACTTCTCAGCGGCGAGGATCTGGCGCTTGGGTCGGGTCTGGTTGTCCAGGCGGACCGAGGTGCGACCGATACCGCGCTTCAGCGTAGAGCGCTGCTCGATGTCCTCAATGGTGATTGGCGGGTCGGTGTCACCGAAGTCATCGATCGGGATGCCGAACACGGTCAGGTTGGCGCCGTCGGCACCGTAACGATACATAGCCATGTGTCAGGCTCCTTATTCGACGTTGACGTTGATTTCTGCGACGTGACCGGCGCGAGCCAGGACGACATAGATAGTGGTGAGCGGGAACTTGCGGGCGCGCTTGTCAGCGACGGACAGGTTCAGCACATCCTCGGGCTTCGACATGATCACGAACCCGTAATCGGCCACCTTGGTCACGCCGTCCATTGGATCGACGTAGGTACCGGTACCCAACACGCCGTTGTCGAAGAACTTCTTGCAGGTAGCGCCAAGCACGTCGAGCAAGCCGGCATAGCCGCGCGGGTCCAGAGGCCGCTTGGTGCCGGCGCCTGCGATGTAGTTGTAGCCGTCGACCTGCAGGTAGTTCTTCAGCACGTCTAGGTTCACCACGTCGTCGATGAATTCGCCGTAGCTGGACATCGATTTCGAGTTGATCACGCGGCTGTTGTCGGTCTGGCCGGCTAGCTCGATCTGCGTGAAGAACACGCCATTCTTGGCGGTCAGTGCGTTGTAGGCCGTGGTCGACAGGTCATCGCCCATCACGCCCGGCAGAACCTGGAACTCGCCGGTAATGGCGGTGCGCTGTCCGTTCGGGCGGAACTTGTGGAACGCCGCGGCAAGCTGGCACATGGCATAGGCTTGGGTCGGGTCGGTCGCTACCTGGCCGCTCGACTTGAAGCCGGCGAACATGTGGCGGTTACCCTTGGCCTTCAGCACAGACATGATGTCAGTGTCGGACTGCGGATCGAGAATGGCCGAATCGCTGTAGGTCGCCCAGATTGCGCGGCTGTTCGCATCGCCCCAATCACCCAGGGCCAGCGCGTCGGCTTGCGTCAGGTCGGTGGACTTGAAGAACTGGTGATAGCGCCACGCCTGGTCGGCGGATTTATTGGCGGTATCGACAACGCTCTCGTCGAGCGGGTCTTTCATCCACACGCTGATTTGCGGCGGCTTGGGGATCTGCGCGAAGTAGCGGGTTGCGATGTGGTAGATCGGGCTATCGGTCGCGAAGTCCTCGGCCACCTCGGCGGTGGTCGAGTAATCGCGGTAGGTGTTGGCCGCAAAGGTCACCAGCGCCGCCAGGTCTGCCTGATCAGCGAATGCGAAGGCGCTGCTGAAGTTGGCATAACCCAGACCGGACGGACTGATGATGACGTTGACGGGAATTATCGAATCGACCGGATAGGCCATATCGTTTCTCCAATATGTAGAAAGCAAAAACCCCAGCGAAAGCCGGGGTTTGTCGTGGGTTGCTTAGTGGCGCAAGACGCTATACGTAGTGCGCTACATCGGAGCCGTGGCTCGGGTCGAAACCATTTCTAGCTCGGAACGCAATAACTGCCTGTTCAGCATCGCTAATACTGTCGAAATAGCCAATGCAGTGCTCCTTCTTGTCGATGTAGCACCGCGCCCTCCACTTGCCGGAGGCTGAGTGCAGACAAACCCCGGTGGCTCCGGATGTATTGGTGCGCCGCCTCGACTGGTTCCGGTTGTTCTCGATATAACTCGATGCGCGCAGGTTGCTCCAGCGATTGTCAGTTCCATCTCGGTTAACGTGGTCGATAGCCGCCGGAAGGGGCTCGTCAGTCATACACAACCATGCAAGCCTGTGCTCTTTGACGATCACTCCCGCGATCCCTATCTGCCGGCATTTATAGCCCTGCCTGGCGGCGAAAACGGTCCCGGCACGCTTTCCTGTGTGCCGTGCGTTGCATGCGATAAACGAATGCCTGCTCTTAAACCAGTGCTCAGCTCTGGCCTTCCAGGTGAAGATGCCCGTCTCAGGATCGTAATGCAGTAGCTCCCGCACAATCTCGGGTGTGATTTCCATAACATCGCCTCATGTTATCGCCTTGAAGGAGTGCGGCAGGGGTAGGCGATACCCTTTTCGACTGGCCGGTCTAGCCGCACAGGCTCACTATACCACGCAGCGAGTCAGGCTCCGTTTAGCAGGTTGCCGCGCTCATCGCGGATTTCGACGCTGAATCCCGCAGCGCGCAGGACGGTGTAGGAGACAGACGCCTCTATGAAGAGGTGAATGTCTGACTGGTAACGCGGTTGGACGCCGGCCTGCATGAGCCCGGTGAGGTTTCTCGTATCGCCGACGTAGCGCCAGGCGATCTTGTGTGCGAACAGGAACTGCGAGACGGGAGAGCGAAAGTTCGCGTTGTGCAACTTCATCGCTGCCGTTGCCGCGCCTTCGTTGATGATGTTCACCGAGAGGATGAACTGCATCGAGGTCAGCGCCTTCTCGTCGAAGTCCGTCCAGTCGCCCAATTCTGGGTCGAATGGCTCGGTTGCCGGCACATCTGTCCGCTCGCGCCTGACGTGCCCATATGCGCGCACCGGAACAGGCAGGTAGGTCGCATACAGCCCGGTCGGTGCTGGCTTGCCCTGGTTGGCGAGAATCACCGTCTCGACGCCTGTAGCGAGCTGAACGAGCTGCTGAAAGACCGGATGAAGCTCTTCGATGGTTTCCATCAATCCCCCCGGTATCGTTCGACGATGGCCTTGCAGAAGTTCCGCCAGGGCCGGTTATCAGACTGGATGACACGCCACTGACGAACCGCTACGCCGTCGGAGAACTCGAGGAGGTCTGCAAACTTGCCGTCGTCGTCGGGGTAGAGGTAGTTCACCCCGTCGTTGATGTGCACGAGCCGAACGTCTTGCGGGTTGGCCGTGCCGCCCAGGGCGACGAGGATCTGCATTGTCTTCAGGCTGGCCGGCTGGATGTTCACGCGGGTCAGCGGTATCTCTTCAGCTGGGGCGCCGTCTTCCCATGTCCCGCCCGGGCCGGTATAGCCGCCGCCAGTTGCAGGCCTGATCCGCTTGACGCCGCCCTCGACCGGGCTGTTGAACGTGCCGTCGATATGGTCCTGCATGCTCAACATGATCAGTCCTCGACGATGAATGTGATGGATTGCCGCAACGCGCCGGTATCGATCAGCGGCTTACTGGAACCCTTGCGCTTCTTGGTCGACTCGGCGTTCTCCGGTGCGATGCCTTCAGAGATGGCTTCCTGACTCACCGCAACCGCGCGGGCGCCTAGCTGGCTCATCACCTGATGCATCGTCATGTCACCGTCTACGACCTTCGGGACTTGAGCGCGCCAGATGGCTTGGAATGTCTCGGCGTTCTGCCGCAGCG